GGCTACGGCTACGGCTACGGCTACGGCGACGGCGACGGCGACGGCGGAGGTGGAAAATGACCACCCCTCCCCCGCCCACACCAGCGCACACGCCGGACATCGTGACGAGGCTGCGGGACAAGAAGAAGCACTGGACCGAGGTGCAACTTGAGGCCGCCGACACCATCGCCCGCCTCGCGCGGGAGCGGGACGAGGCGAGAGCTGACCGCGACGGGCTGGGCATGGCACTGGGCAAGTGCGCCGCCCTGACTGACGACCTCACCAAATCCCGCGACCTGCTCAGGGCCGAGGTGAAGGCGTGGAGAGCACACGATGCCGCCGTCATATTGCTCGACAACAGCAACGACGATTCCGCCGCGCTCGCCGTCGAAGGGTACGAGAACGCTTGCACATCGGTGGCAACCGCCCGCGCCGCCACCGACGCCGCCAACGCACTGGGAGAGACACGATGAGCGACTACGAAGAAATCATGCGGACGTACATTGAACTCAACACCAGCAACTACGACCACGACGACGTATGCAGGCTGAACGCTTGGGGGATCGAGGCGGTTTCGTTTATCACCGACCTCACCGCCGAACTCTCCACCCTCCGCGACAAACTCGCCACCGCCGAAGCGGATCGTGAGATCGACGCGGGCAACTACAAGGCCCTCCGCGAGCAGAACGAGAGGATGCGGAAGGCGTTGGAGCACATCGCCGATTACGTTTACAACATGGGCGAGATCGACACGGAGCATTACGCCCGCGTCGCCCTCTCGTCATCCGCCAAGGCGGGGAAGGACGGTGAAGCGTGAGCGGCGACCAAAGACAATGCCCGTCCATCCACAAGTGGAGCGGCCAGCAGTGCATCCGCGAGGCTGGTCACGATGGCTACTGCTGGGGCAAGGGCCAACGGGGGTACAAGAACTTCACTCGCGCGGAGTGGTCGTCGAAGAACGGCCTATTCGCATCCCACCACCAGTACGACACGAAGTATCCGGCCAACGCCGCGCATCACGAACCCAAGGACAAGAAGGAGAAGCCAGATGGAGATTGACGAAGAAGCACGATTCTGGAGCAAGGTCGATCGCTCGGGAGGCCCCGAATCATGCTGGCCTTGGGTATGCGGAAAGGACACAAAGGGGTATGGGTGCTGTAGGATCGGCCCCCGCAAGCAGACTTGTGCGCACAGGGTGTCTTGGCAAATCTCTCGTGGGGACATACCCCCCGGCTTACTTGTTTGCCACAGGTGCGACAACCCGCCGTGCTGTAACCCCGCCCACCTATTTCTAGGCACGAACACGGACAACATGCGAGATTGCTCCGCAAAGGGCCGGATACCAAAGGGTGATTCACACCACACCAGAACTCGCCCCGAGTTGGTTCCGCGAGGATCGACCCACAGCAGCGCCAAACTCACCGAGGCCGACGTTGTTTGCATTCGCAAAATGCTGGCGAGCGGAAGAACCCATTACGACATAGCCGCTGCGTTTGGGGTGAGCAGGTCGGCGGTGAGCAACATCGCCGTCGGAAAGGTCTGGAAACACGTCGCGCCAGTCGCGGCAATAAGGAGCAATCCATGAGTCCGAACACGATGAGCCTGAAGGATTGTCAGGGGTGGCTCGCCGCACAAGACGGCTGGTTCTCGCCCGAGGCCGTGCCTGAGTTCGTCCCCGATCATCAGAGGGCGTTCGCTGTCGGTCGATGGACGCGGGAGATCGGCAGCGAGGGCCTCGAGTTTACAAGTTTCCATCCCTATCCCCCCACCCTCGACGCGGCTGCGGCTGCGATGCCGGAGGGGTGGTACTTCATGCTCGGCATGGGATTGCCAAAAGACCTTGGCGGGTCGGGCGTTGGCTTCTGGTGTGATGCGTTCAAGCCGCGAGAGGACAACACAAATATTCGCGTCGCCGCCGACACCGAAATCCTCGCCCGCTTCCGCCTCGCGGTTGCGTGCAGACTCGCCGAGAAAGGAACGACCAATGCCCAGTGACATCACGGCGAAGGAACTACATGACATGATGAGCCAGTGGCCGAAGGAGGCGCAGGCTCCCGCTCGCTTCAAGGACTCAGACGGGAAGTTTGTCAACGTCGCCAAGTGGATTCACGGCGACGGGAAGATCAGCAACGAAGCCGCCGCCCTCCTCTTCACCGCGAGCGGCACACAGTGGTTCATCGACCACATCGGAATCACCATCGTCTATCCACCATCCCAGTGTGACAACGTGTGGTCCGTGATGAAGTTGGGAGAGGGCAAGTTGCACTCCGGCCCCACCCTCCTCCACGCCCTGCACAACGCCATCATCGCCACCAAGGGGACCGACAATGCCAAGTGAACTGACACGAGCGCAGAGAGCGGCATGGCGAAATCAACTCAACCAGCCGTATTACGAGGTGACATTTTCTGAACACACTGTCTCTGCGCTCCTCGACGCCCTCGACGCCGCCGAAGCGAAGATCGCCCAACTGACAGCCGCGACTCCGGGAGGTTGCAGCCACATTCAGGGCGGCGCGTGCCATGCCTGCGTGAACAGGCTGAAATCCACCATCGCCCAACTGACCAAGGAGAGGGACACGCTTCTCAAAACCCTGCTCGGTGTTGCCGGGTTCCACGCGAGCGGGACCACCGCCCGACGCATGATCGACGCGGGCCTCAACGCCGCCCGCCAGCCATTCACCGCCGCCGCCGACTCATCCAAGGCTCTGGGGGACTGATGCCCGGAGCCGCCCCGATCATCCTCGGAATCGACCCCGGCCTGAGCTGCACCGGCTGGGCGGCGATCACCCCCGACATGATCCTCGGAGCGGGAACGTGCATCCCCAAGGACGGCGGAACGGCGTGGGTAAGGTGTCTGCAACTGATCGACGACATTGGGCAGGTGATCGAATCCCTGCGCCGCGATGGCCACAGTCCCACCACGATCGTCGTAGAGACGCCCCAGACCTACACGCGGGGGATGAGCGGGAAAAGGTCGCTGGCGACGCTCCCGGGGTACGGGATGGCCGTTTGTGCGGCTCTGGTGTCCGCGAACAGCCACAAGGGCGGGTGCTGCGATCTGATCGAAACGTCGGCGAGCGAGTGGAGCCGACACGCGCCGGCGACAAGGGGAGACTCGGACAAGCGGGCGAGGGTGGACTACATCGGGCATCTGTACGGGAGGGCAGCACTTGACGGAATGGCCAAGGCGAAGGCCGCGGCGATCGCGGACGCGGTGCTGATCGCACGGTGGCAGATGCTGCGGAACTCTGATAGGAGAATCGCATGAGCAAAAAGCTTCCAGTTCGGCGGCGCGGAGACAAGGCCATGCCGACGTTCGATGAAACCGCCGAGTATGTGCGGATCAAACTTGGGCGATCCATCACCCGCCAGGGCGTGCAGGTTGTTGAGCAGAGAGCGCTGGAGAAGATCCGGGCGTGCCTTATGGCGCAGGTGTATGAACGGAGGTCGACGTGACGACGCTTGATTACATGCCGGAGCCAAGAGCGATCACCCTTGAACCCCTCGCGCGAGAGCTGGCGGGAAGGCCGCTGCGGATCGACCGGCTGCCAGAGCCTCCGCCCCCACCGGCGCCCTACGTCATCAAGAACCGGCGAGATCCGCGGGAGCACTGCCGCGCCCTTGGGCTCGATTACGACTGGGTATTTTCTCTGACCCCGACGAGCAGACTCTGCAGGAAGGGCGGACGAACCTTCGCGCGGAGCAGGGTGTGGGAATCCATGTTCAAGCACGGCGTGAGCTTCCACGACATGGCCAATCGCACGATGAGCGATGCGTCGTCGATCCTGGCGATGGGCCGCCGGCACGGCTGGTATAAACACGCGAGCGAGCGAGCACGATGAGCAACAAGAACAAGAGCAGGACCGACGACAGAATTCCCACCACCCGCGCCGACGTTCGCCTTGATCTGGACGAGGCGGATGCGGTCTATGACCTGCTCAATGGCGCGGAATACAAAACGCTGCTGTGGGAGGCCCGCAAGAAGATCGGAGTGGCCGTCGATCGGGCCAAGAGCGGAATCGGCGGCGCTGTGCGCATGCACCCCATGGCGCTGCTGGTGAACATGCAAAAGAAGAAATAGGCGTCGGCCTACATCTTGATCGGGATGTACTGCCGCTTGGTAGTGGTCAGGCCGAGAGCTGTTTGTACGCCCGAATGCCGGGCCAGCGCCTGACCGAGCAGCGTGTGCCCGATGGGTCCGTAGTGCGGCCAGTTGGTGCCGGTGCCCGCTGCGTCGCCGTGTCCGTCCAGCGTGATGTTCGTACCAGAAGTGTCGATGTGCGGCACCTGCCACGCCGCGCCAAGGGCCTTGGTCTGGATCGACTTGATATCCGTCTCGCTGGCGTTGCAGCAGAGCTCGGGCACCTCGGCGGGCGTGTTGAACACGAAATCGAAGTTGGCTCCGGTCTTGGCCAGCAGCGCGGCGTACAAGACTTTGTTCTGCGCCTCGGCTGTGATCCCGCTGAAGACCTGAAGACACGGCAGGATGATCCCCACCGAGGTTGCACCACGGTACTGCTTGGCGTTCTTGGCGACCTGGTCGATCGCGTTGACCAGCGTTTGCATGTTGCCGCTGGTGGCCGTGCCCGTCCCGTCCCCATTGAGCAGATCGTTCACGCCGAGATTGATGAGGTAGAGCACCTGGCCGAACGGACGCTGTGTGGTGCTGATCCCGTTGGCGGGGATCATCGCCTGGAATGTCGTCGGGTCCGACCAGTTGTACACGGTGCTGTCGTAAGTTCCGCCGCTGGCAACCGTGATGCTCCCGCGGATGCCCGAGGCGGTGGCGAACTCGAAGCCCTTGTTGTACACCGCGACAAGGTTCTTGCGGAGAGCCGATTCAAGCACGCTGACGTAGTTCACGCCGCTGTGGCTGGTGAGCCCCGCGGTAATGCTGTCGCCGATGCACACGATCGCCTTCGTCGGCTCGGGATATGTCGCGTCGCCATTCGCGTGATTCAATGCCCACTGGCAGTACGGGTAGAGCGTCGCGTCTGAGAGCGTCCCATCCTCAAACTCGGCGAGCGAGGTGTAGGTGGAGACGGAGTTACGCGGGTCGAGGTAGACCTGTGCAGATGGGCCGTTAGCGCCCGATCCCACCAGATGCGTGTTGGTGTAGGGTGTTCGCAGCGTCGCGTTCGCACTGGTGATGGGCGATGTGTATGAAGACCATGTGATCGTGCCGTTGGCGTACCGACCGACGCGCATGCCCGTTGTGTTGCTCTGACAGATGAGGACTTCCGGGCCGACGCCAACGCACGCAGCGTGCGGTTGATGCTCGTCGGCCTGTGAGGCAACGGCCTGCGACCATGCGCCAGTTCCGCTCGGAAGCCCATGCAGCGTTGCCGTTGGCCGTCCGTTCACCGTGATGCTCAGACCGAATCCGTTTTCTACGCCAACTCCGGTCTGGTTTGAGAATCCGTAGAACATCACGCCAGGGCAGCCGGTATCGAACGGTCCGCCGGTCGCTTGCGAGATCAGGTTGCGGTTGCCGATCGGGTGCCGCACGCCGATGATGAATGTGAAGTTTCTGAGCTGCGGAGATCGTTCGGTGGAGTTCCCGCCGGTCGCCTTCTCCAGCACCGCCGTGAGATAGCTGTAGTTGTGATTGCAGGAGATCCCGCGGCCGCCCACGCCCGCGACACTCGCCCCCTTCGACGAGTCCACGCCGAGCGCGATGTCGTAGTTCGCCGCGGCGTCAGCCGTCAGCCACTCGTCGGGCTGTGCGAAGCCGGGCGGCGCGTGATTGGTGCCAGTGGAAAGGCCGATACCGGCCAGCGTGCGAAGCCGGACGCAGGAGTTTGTTCCAGATGTCGGGATAGTTGCGGTGACGGCCATTTATGCGGCTCCAAACTGTGCGGCGGTGGCGACCCAAATCCAGACCCATGCGATTTTGCACAACAGGTGCAAAGCCTGATCGACGTGGATGTTCGTGAGTTTCCGGCATTTCAGCACGTCGATGATGAAGTGCGCGATGAACTCGCACGCTCCGAGGGCGGCGCTTCCGGTAGCCAGTCCGACCGCGACGGCATGAGTCGCCGCGTGCGCCGTCAGCCAGTAGTACCAAGGCACGCCAAGGTGGGGCGTGTCAAACTTCCCCTTGCCCACGGCGATCGCATCCGATTGGAGCGGGAAGTCGCACACGAAGTGCAGACCCCAGAGGAGAAGTAAAAGGTTGAACATCGTCATGCAGACACTCCGAACTGCGACTGGGTGGCGACCACGCACCCGTTGAGGGTGACTTGGGTTGCGTCTCTGGGGATCGGCGAGAGGTCGCGGCGGGGTTCGGGGAGAGTGTTGCGAACTACTGTTGCGGCGGCACAGATATCACCTAATCCGCGTTCGGTTTGAATACCGGGCTGGCTCCACAGCAGCACAATCTGGTCCGAGGTGTTCCGCCCGATCTCAAAGAACGCTTGGAAGCTCTCGATGGTCGCTCGGGGCGTCGTGTAGTCGGGATCGGTGACGACGAGAACGCTGTCGGGGTTGGCGCGGGCCGCGTTCACCGCCGTAACGAAGCCCGACCAGCCTCCATCGAAGTAGCATTGCGGTGAAGCCACCAACATGGTGTTCCCGCGCGAGAGCGAGGGCCAACCATTCTTGTCGTAGACGGTGAAACTGGGCGATGCCCCCGTCTGCCCGCCCGCTGAGTTGGCGATGGTCGCGCCGAGTTCCTTGAACGGCGAGAGGGCTTCAAAGATCGCCGCGTCCTCAACCTGACCCATGCGGCGGCAGACGAGGTCCGCGATGGTGAGGTAGAAGGGCGTCCACATGCCCTTGCCCACTTGGGCAGCCTGCCGCGTCGGGTCGGTCGGGTCGTAGAGCCGGGCAAGTTCCGGGCCGATCTGCTCGCGAGCGTCGGGGTCCATCACGATCCGGTTGAGAATCGCAAAGGGGTTGCTCTCGCTCCATTCGCCCGTATCCATGAACGGACAGGGCCATTCCCGATTGGAGATCACGAGGTCGATGCTGTCCACGCCGATCTTCTTGCACGCTGCGACAACCATCTGCATGATCTGCTTGGCGCGGGCGATGGGGGCCGGGTCGAGCCTGTTGAGCAGTAGGCTCGTGAACGTCACGGCCATGTCCGAGAGCAGCGTGTGGATGTACAGCACCCGCATCCCCAGCGGCTTCGCGGCGAGTTGCTGGGCGATGGAGTCGGCGGAGGCTTGGTCAAAAGTGTTTGCACCTGGCCAAGTCCAAAACACGGCGCTGGTCATCCCCGCCGCCTTCGTCAGATCAGTCTCTCGATGCGCCACAAGTCTCATTCGGATTCCTTCGATGCCTTCACAATCGCAACCCACCCTGTCAGCACGCCGCCGCTATCCAAGACGGGATTGGCAAGTACCGTAATCGGGATTGACTCGCCTTCCGAAGTGGTCCACCTGTACCGGCTTCGGAACTGCCGTCTTTCCCGCACGGCGTCGTCCCACTCGTCGATGACTCGCGGCACGTCGGCTGGGTGTATGACGTTAACCCAGTTCCGCCCAAGAAAGTCATCTTCCGGGCGGTTGCAGAGTCGGCACGCCGCCCCGTTGATCCAGATGCATTGTCCATCGGAGTCACTGTGCCACTCTCCAATCTCCATCACGGCTACGAGGGTTCTGCGCCCGATCTCTGACGTGGAGACGGTGCGGTCGATCCGCTCTGTGCGCTTGCGAACGTCGGCCATGTGGTCCGCGATGGACGAGCCGCCGTTTGGCTTCAGGGCGACGTAAATCTCTTCGATCATGTTCTCTTTGCGGACCTGTCGGAGCCGCTCGGTTTCCCGAGTCGCCGCCAGAGCCTTGGCCCTGCGCTGGAGCCAGGCATACCAGCCGCCGACAATGGCGGTCGCCCCGCTCGCGGCGACAAAGAGTTCTAGGTAGGGGGTTGTAGAGGTGAGCATTCATCAGTTCTCACTGTGGGATGGGCGCGTCGAACGTGATCGCGGCGGAAGTCGCGGGCGGGAGAGTGATCGTCAGGGGCTTGGTGTCCGACACGCTGGCCGTGCCGTCCGCACGCGGCGGCTCGGTCGCGGTGATGTTGACGGTGCCGACGCCGTTCCCCACACCGTTCACCCAGCACGTCAGGCCGTCAGCGGCGGGGGCCAGCGTCACGAGGGGCTGATCGACCGACCACTGCGGAGGCCCAGAGAGCAGACCATTCGCCGAGAAGTGGGCAACGCATTTTTCAGTCGTGAGCATGGTTCGGAGTCCTTTGATCTGTGCCGAGTCTGCCGGTCCAACAATGTGCAGGACCGCGTAGCAGAGGCGGGTGATGAGGTCGATAAACGTCATTGGAGGTTGTCGGCCTGCTTCACAGCCGAGATAGTGGCCTTGTCGCGGGCATCTGCGTGCTTGGAAATCTCCGCCTTCACGTCCGCCGCAACGCTCGCGGGCAGGCCCGACACGCCTGCCGCGACTGCCCGAAGTGCTTCATTCGCCTTGTTGCCCGTGTGCGAGGCGTAGAGATACCAGACGAGCAGGGCCACAGCGCCGCCAGCGACGAGAAACAGCATGAGGCCGGGAAACATCGCGGCGCAAACAAACGCCACACCCACGCCGGCGGAAATGAACGTGTCCCGGATCGGCAGGCGGAGGTAGATCGTCACGCCCGAACCGAGCAGGCAGAGGATGCCCACCCAGAGAAGTGGATTCCCAAACAGGCTCGCGTCGATCTTGGCCGATCCCGCCGCCTGCATCGTCCCGCCCGTGGCCTTGCCGCCGCCGGAGAGGGAAGCCGCCGGAGCATCGCCGGTGATCTTCAGATCGGACTTGTCGCCGGTGGCCGTCCCGCTCGCGCCCGTTCCCTTGGCCTCCTCGGTAGTCTTGACCGATCCGCCGTCGGTGGTGGAGGACTGCGAGATGATGACCTTGCCGCCGCCGGGCAGATCAATCGTCTGTGCGTAGACGGGCCGGATCATGGCCAGAGCAATGCCGGTGACGACCATAAGGCGAGCCATGTACATCACTTGGACTCCTTGGGCAGTTGGATCGTGATTGTGGTGGTGGTGGTGGTCTTGGGCCGCACCTCTTCGGTGACGGCCTTGGCCTCACTCTTCCCGCCTTCGATCTTTGTTGATGCCTGACACCCGAACTGGGTCAGCACGATCACGCCCGCGCCGATCAAAGCGACGGCGATGAGAACCCATTGGCACCAGTCGAAACGGCGTTTGGAAATGCTCATGTTCCCTCCGGTGCATCAGGCTTGGGCATCAGGCCCATGAGAACGGCCTTCCGCCATGCTCGGTGTTCGGTTGAGTCTGAGGTCTTCCCCAGCCGGATCGCGGCGACCCAGACGGACGCGGAGAACTCTCCGGCAGTGACCAGACGACGGGCTTCGACAGCAAGACGCCGCCCGTAGGCCCAGACGCCCCAGAGGAGCCCAAGGACGACGCCCAGGGCCAGACCGCCGACGCCCGCGCCAAGGGCCGCCCACGGGCCAAGGAAGACCGCCGACGCGGCTCCGCCGGTTTCACCGTGGCTCGGCGGGAGTGCCGCGGCGACGGGGGAGACGGAGGGAGACGGGGAAGGTTCGAAGTTCGGGGCGAGACGGACGCCGACGGTTGCCGACCATGCGCAGAGTGCAACCACGATTAGAACGGCAGCCAGCCAGAATGCACCGCTCAGAATCCGCATGATCGCCTCCGGTCGGTCAGCCCGACGCTGGAGGTGATGCCCACCAGAGCTACCACCGGCCTTGTGGGCACTTCTCCGACCCGACGACGGTCTTCCCGGCGCACAGACAGCCGCAGGTCGTCTCTGTGGCCGTCAGGGGCGTTCCGCACCAATCCGAGGGAGATGATGCCCCCGAGATGGTCAGACGGACGCGGGAGGCACAGGACCGGCATTCTGACCGCCTCCGCTCCACCGTCTCCCGGTCGGCCAGATCACCAGTCAGCACCGCCGACAGGAACCGCTCGGCTCCCCGAACCCCGTGCAGGGATCTCTCGACCAGCCCGCGCCAGCCGACGCGGACAATCTGGACGCTCATATCGTGATGCCTCCGGTGTTGGCCGGGTCGATCTGGACGCCACACCCGGCGCATCCGCCGCCCAGATCGCCCAGAGCCCCGCCGGGAGCAACCTGCACATTCCCGCGGTTGGTCCGAATGCCCGACGCTGCCGGATCGTCTTCTCCAGCGCACTGGCCCGAGCACCGGCCCGAGTAGACCACCGACCACACCGATGACGAGTTGGCCCGCTGCTGGACAACGCCATCACTCCGCCGCGTCTGCGTCCACGAGCCGCCAAGCTGCGCGTTTTTGCAGAACACCGCCCGGCCGGTCCCGCCGCCGATGATGTTGTCACCGTCGCTGGCCGCCGATGGGTCACACTGCTCCACCCCGCCGAACGGAGGCGAGAGCGGAAACGGGAACGCGCTCGGAACCTCATCCGCCGCGCACCCCGCCCACGGCGTCATGTTCACCGTCGAAACCTGCGGAGGGCCGTTGGAATACGTCTCCGTGATCGTCGCCGTGCCGCCGACCTGGTTGTAGAGCACGCCCAGATCGTCATACTGCCAGATGCCCGATCCGCGAACCTCCCTCGAGAGCAGGGACGAGAGCATCGGATCGAACATGGTGAGGCTGGAGATCGTCCCCGTCACCGTCCGGGCGTTGGAGCAGCAGCAGTGCCGGGTGATCGTCGTCGCCGCGCCGATCCCGTTGCAGGCCGTCACGTCCCGATCGACGACGGAGCACGGGAGCAGGCAGGCGCAGCACTTCCCGCCCCGATGCCCGTCGATCAGTTCAAACCGCTTCACCGCCCCCGCCGGCAGATCCGTCTCGGCGTATGACGTGGTGGGGGCCACCATCACGCACAGGCCGCCGTCGATGCCCAGCCCGGAGATCCCGTCTCCATGCACCGTCGTCCAGTCGCAGGCGAGGACCGCGCAGGCGAGGAAGTAGATCGGTGGCCCGCTGTAGTTCTGGCCATAGCACGGCGAGGCCGCGACGAACCGCCGCCCATACGCGCTCACACACACCGCGTCCGAGCAGTCATTCCACGTCCGCACACAATCCAGATCCGCCGAGTCATAGATCGGCGTCGCCGGGTCGATCCCGCCGGGAGACTGCTCGACAGGCCGGGAATAGCACCGCCCGTTGACGATGATCTTCAGCACCTGCGATATGGGCGTGCCGTTACAGGTGGCATCCGAGCAGATCTGAATCGGAGGGAAGACCGACCCGATGCATTCTTCCGGGATCGTGCTATTGGAGCCCGTCCCGGTGATCGTCTGGGGTGGGCACGCAAAGTACAGATAGGCCGTCGCGCACGATCCGCAGCAGCTCCCGCACGGGGCCAGCAGCATCGCCTCCCCGCCGCCGGAGAGGGCAAAGAGAGCGTCTTCGCCGGGAGGTACTTGGAAGCTGTCGCCGTCCATCCGGCTGGCTCCCATCATTGCGTCAGATCGTCAGACTCATCCGCGAGCACAGTCAGATCCGCCGCCCCGAGGTACGTTCCCGTCACCGGGAGCGTCACCGCCGCGTGCTGGCTGGCCAGCTTGTTCTTCGGGTTTCGCTTCGCATACGAGTCCATCACCAGCTTGGTGATCGTCATGCTCTTGGGTGCGCGGGAGAGGTCGAGCACGGCGTTCGGCCCGTACAGCTCCACGTTGGTGATGTTGCCCATCATCCACTCGACCGTGGAATCGTAAATCTTGAGCGTCCCGCCAGTCGGGAGGGACTGCGAGGAGTCCGATCGCTTGGCCGAGACGCGAGCGCCGCCGTAGACGATGCCCGTGCCGGAGATCCCCCGCTCAGTCTGGAGGTCGGAGCCGGGACCGATCAGCCAGGACGTGTTCGCCGTCGCGTTGTACGGCTGGGTGGTCTTCCCGCCGAACAGGTAGAGGTTGACCGCGATAACCGCGGCGTTGATGTCCACTGTGCCGGTTCGCTGCTCCAGGTACGTCAGCGTGCCGCCGCCCATGACGTAGAGATTTGCCCGGGCGATCATCTTCAGGCGGGTGATCGTGGCGTTGCCGCCGCCCGGCCAGAAGTAGTGCGGCCCGCCGCCGGCGACGAGGACGTAGGGGTTCGTCCCATAGTCCACGTCCATCTTGTAGGGCGCAAGCGCGGAGTTCTTGATCCGCGACTTTGGGCCGATGACGAAGCGGTTGAGCCCGTCGGTCAGCGCCGACAGGTCGAAGGCGGTGATCTCCTGCTCGCCCTCGATTGAGTGGACAAGATCGTGGTCGGAGACGAGCGAGGCGGGCGTAGCGTTGCCCGGAGGGATGATGGTGACTGCCATGCGTAGGTGTTGCCGACGGAGGCCGCCCCCGGGCCTACACGGTCTTCCGGCCCGTGAACGAGACGCGGAGCCTCCCCGCCGCCGCCGTCGTCACCCGGAGGCGGCAGGCGACCTTTCCGGAGCAGGCAAGGGCAAGCTGGGTTTGGGTTGATCCGGTATTGGTGACGCTGACCGAGGAGGCCGTCGTGTCCCACCGCTCGCCGTTGAGGGTGTCCTCGACGATCAGGGCGGCTCCCGCGGGATAGGCCCCCTCGATCGACTCGACCTTGAACGAGAACTGATCCAGCCCGGCACAATCGAAGATCGCGGAGTTGGCGAGGAAGTTCAGATCGAGCAGAACGTCGAACGTGCGGATGTTCAGCGGCGTCGCGCCCGCCGCGGCGAGCTTGGTGAAGCCCCCCGAGAGGATCGGAGGTCCGGCGTCGGTGATGTCGAGAGGGGCGTCGGGCATGGGTCAGCACTTCCTCGATTTGGGCGCTTCCACAAAGTCAAAGACGAACTCTCCCGGCGTCGATTGGCCGTGGGCGCGGACGCGGGTTCCACGGATCTGGGCTCCCACCGGGAGGGGCTTCAGGAGCAGCACCGCCGGGTCAGCATCCCAAAACGGGCCGGAGCAGGGCCGGTAGATGGGGACGCCCTGCATCAGCCCGTCGGGAGTCTGGACGATCGCCGTGTAGGCGGGCATCGTCGAGAACGTGTAGTACCCCGAGGGCGCGGCGGTGATCTTCGCAACCACGTTGTCGATCAGGAAGGGCGTTGGGCGGTCGTTGTTGCGCATGGGCGAGTTGGGCAGGTTGGGCAGGTTTACGGGAGAAGGGCGAGGATCGCGGCGTAGCCGTTGGGGTCGTATTTCTTGCTCAGGACGGAGATGAACTCGGGGAGCGCCGACGGATCGCCGCCGGGCTGGGGCCGGAGAATCACGTCATGCAGCGGCGGCTTCGTCCACGGCGTCTGCGGCTCGTTCGGGAGCTTGCTGAACACCTGCGGGAACTGCACCGAGCCGTCCAGCGGGAGCGTGTTGATGTCGATGTTCACGATGCCCGAGGACCGCACCCACGAGAGGGAGGCGCGATAGTCGTCGGTCGTGCTGTCGGCGTCGCCGATCTCCGACGGCTCGAACATGTAATAGCGATTGTTGATCTTGTGGATGTTCCCCGCCTGATCGAAGATCGTTTCAATCGCCGAGCCGAGAGCGTCGGCCTTGATCCGGCACTCGATGCTGATCCGCATCACCTTCTCGATCATGGCCTGATTCAGGAACAGCCACACGTCTTTGAACACCGGGGGATCGGGCGGGCCGGTCTGCCCGGGTCCGAGGACCGGCGTCGCCAGGAGCTGCTTCACCTTCGCCGTCCACGGGATCTCCGGGCGCTGGCTCTCGAAGCTCGTCCGCCATCGGTAGCCCGTGACGGGGACGACGTTCGCGGTCGGGAACCTGAATCGCCTGTCAGTCGAGTACAGCGCGGTGATCTTCTTGTCCGCACCGCCGGAGTTGATGCTGTACGAGTCGAGGATCAGACGCGGGTTGTTCGGATGCTTGGCGTTGAAGTTGGGGAGCGGCTCGTTGCCGGAGTTTCCCCCGAGATAGTCCCCGGGCTTCATGGCGACGGCGACGGGATCGACGCCCGAATTAACCAGCAGATACGGCTGGCTCAGGGTCATCTGAGCGTTGTCGTATTGGACCGAGACCCCGGATTCATCAAGTACCCAGCCCAGAAGGTCACCTCAGCGGAGGTGATGCCCGTCAGGTTCCGTTCCCGACCGACCGGAGCCGCGCATCGATGACCTGGCTGATCCTGCTCACGTCCGCGGCAATGGATGAGAACTGGGCCTGCGTGAAGGAACGCTGGGCGTCGGCGAGCTTGCTTATCGCCCCGGTGATCTCGGCGGAGAAGGCGGCGGCGAACTTGGAGGCGGCTTCCTCGGCGGCATGGGTAACGGCATCGCTCTCGGCCTGCGTTCGTCGCTTGATCGCTTCAATCTGCCTGTCGAGGGCTTCCTGTTCGTCTTCGGATTGGGACTTTGCACGCTGGCGTCTCAGCTCTTCGATGTCTCGCTTTTCCTTGGCATAGATCGCGTCTACACCTTCGAGGCGAGCATCATTGATCTCCTGCGTCTGCTTGCGAATGTCCTCAATCCGCGCCTTCTCCATCTCGGTCTGTGCTGTGATGGACTGTTCGTATTTGTCCTGCTCGCCCGCGTAGTAGTCGTCTCGCAGCTTTTGCTTTTCTCGCATGAAGAGCGCGGAAGCCTGCTTTGCTGCCGATGCCTGCTCGGCGGCGATCTCTTTGGGATCGTCTACAAGGTCATTTGCCCACTGGAGCGGGCCTTGAAGCAGGGCCTTCCAGACGGTCGCGGATTTAACCGCTTCCGATGCGCTTTTGGCACTTGATGCCGTGGCCTCAATGGTCCGCTTCGACAGCGCGTTGATCGCATCATCTAGGCTGTTGTGCTGGCCCGATGCGGAAAGTTGAGCAAGCTCGTTCCGCAGGCTCCGAAGCCCTGACGTAAGCTCGTCCAGGCTCGCGCGGGCATCCTCCTTGCGGTTGAATACCTTGTCCAGCGACGTGGCGATCGCCGTGGCCGTTCCGAGGATGATCGCGGGCAAGCCCACAAAATGCTCGAACTCTTTGAGCATTGAACGGATCGGGCTAACAACTTCCTTTGCGGCTTCTCCCAGATCCTCCGTGGCCTTTTTGACCCCAGACACGCTCCCCTTCGCGCCCTCTCCAGTCTTGGTCAGCTCGTCCCGCGTCTTGGCAACGTCAGCGCCAGCCTCCCGGGCATTTGTGACGAAGCGGATTATCGCGTCTGCGAATGACATTTTAGGGGCCTGTGGGGTTTACGGGTGCTGGTTTTTGTGGTACGGTCGTGGCATGAAGCGGATAACACTCGTCAAACTCATCGGGGCCGCAGCTCTGATCGTCGTCGTGGTTTTCATGGCCCGAGTGTGGGAGTGGCCGGCCATGTACAAAGACTACTGCGACGACGCTCGTCGAGAACGTATGGACGCGCTGACCAGGGGGACGCGAGAACTCAGAGATTCAATGGCCCGTGGCGAAACTGCCGAGCAGCGACGAGAACAAGAAGTCGATAAGGCCATCAGCACGATCAACGCCTCCAATCCCTGAGAGGTGATGCCCGTGCCAGCCGCCGCCTACACGATCAAGCGGAACAAGCTGACCGCCCGGGGAACGGTTCACTTTCCCTGCCCGGCATGCGCCGCTGATCTAAACGCTCCGCTGGAAGAGGCGGGTATGCAACAGCACTGCCCAGAGTGCGGGCGGCCCTTCGCCGTGCCGGGAGTTGAGGATCGGGAGGCTGATCGTCAGGCCCGTGCGAGGGAAGAGGCGGAGGCCGAGCGTCGCAAGGCCGATGCTCAGGCCGAACGCGAGCGGCGACAGAAGGCCGCGGACGAAGCACGCCGCATTCACGAGATCAACGCCGCCCGAGCAGTGGCCAGGGCCAAGGAAGTCGCTGCCGCCGCGATCCGTAAACGTCCGATCACGCACGGGTTCTTTATTTTGGGTTCGCTGCTGGTAATTGCATCGGTGATTGGGTTCATCGACGGGTGCCAGCGAAACACATCGGCAATGAGTGATTTGACGCACCAAACACGGACGGAAGCGAAAGAACGCCATGACGCATAACGCTCATTTCTTCGGTGGATTGTCTGTGGGTTTCGCCTCGCGCTGCGCGACGTTGGCGGCGCGTTTCTCCGCGATTCTCGCTTCGACCTTCGCCTTTGGGACGGAGACGACCCGCTTCAACAACTGCTCGAACGATCGGAGTGCCTTTGCCACGATGATCCTTTCAGGCGAGGCCCATGAAGCCCGCGCCATCTTTCCCGGTAAGAGTGTGATAGGTGAGACGACGATTGAAGACGCGAGACAACACTTCCGCGAATCGTTGCGCGTCGGTGGTCTTGCGCTCGTTGAATCGGAAGACCTGCTCGGCGACGTATCGCGTCAGGTGGAAGGGCGCGACGGCGACGTATGTGCCGCCAAGCGTGCGTTTCAGCAGCGACCAGAAGTTTTCAAGTCCATTGGTGTGGATGTTGCCCAAGACGTAGGCGGAAGAGTGGTCGATCGCGGCGTGCGCGAACGAGGATTGAAGATCGGCGTAGGCCCGCGCCTCGTCGGTGTAGACCGGCGCGCCGGTCCTGACGCTCCGCCGGACCTCGCCCACAAGCGTCTCGGCATCCTCACGCGAAAGCACGATCGCGCGGACCTGACTCGGGCCGCTCTCGGTTGTCCGTTGCAGCACGCCGTGGACAGCGGCTTTGCCGACCGAGCCGCGTCCGCCCCGCATGATCTTCTCTCGCCGCTTGGTGTGCATGTTCTCGGCCGCGCCACCGACGTAGGTAGTGTCTGCCTCGGTCGGGCCGTCGAACTTGCCCTCTTCGTCGATCTCCATCGCCACGCGCACGCGGTGGAGCATGAACCACGCGGTCTTTTGAGTCACACCCAAAGCCCGCGCCAACTCGTGACTGCTGATCCCGTTTTTGCAGTTGGCGATGGACCACACGGCGACGAGCCACTTGTCCAGCCCGAGCGGCGAGTCCTCAAAGATCGTGCCGCGCTTGGTGTAAATCTGGCGGCGGCACTCGCGGCAGCGGAGCAACCGGCGCGTCTTGATCTCGCCGATATTCTTCGATCCGCACTCGGGGCAGACCGGCACACCGCCGGACCATCGCGCCGCCCGCATCGTTTCCTCGCACTTGTCGAGGTCGGAAAAGTAACGCACGGCTTCGATGAGGGTTTGGGGCGCGTCCATAAGCCGACGCGCCGTCTTTCGACGGCGGATCGGGAATCGTCACTTGGCCTCGATGTGCGCGACGACCGGGTAGGACTTCGGCTCAACATTCCACCCGAAATCGGTATAGATGTCCTCTCCAGCCGCGTCGGCCTGCGCCTCGGTGGCGGGCTTGCTCAGGTCGGAGTCGGTGTACCAGCCGGTCAGCACCCGCTCGGTTGTCAGGCGGAGCCATTCGGCTCGGTCATTGATCTTGCGGTAGAGGAGGATGGTCTTGGTGGTCGTCATTGTCGTCTCCATTTGCCCGCCCCTGACTAGGTACATGATACACCATCGGCCCGGTGTGTCAAGTGCCTATAGATAGATTGTGCATATTTCTTTGGTTCGGGAGTCGTCCGGTGCGTCAAGTCAGTCAATGCCAAACACATCCTATCGAGACATTGAGAACATCGGCATGTTGGCGAGGCAGACCAACTCCATGATCGTGAGCGGATCGCTTTTGCTTGGTGGCATCCTGCTCATCGCTGCGGGTGGAATCGGTCAGGAGATCGCCAATCGCGCCCGAGAGATCGCCGAACGGCTGGATCGCCGACCCAAAGACTCCGCCTGACTCACGCCCACCAGCTCTCACTTCCGCTTGGCGCGGGAGGGCTTGCCCATCCGCTTGGGCGGGTCGAAAATCTTGACGTTGGTGAGGGTACAGATGCCGCCGTAGGGGTTGCCGAGCAGGAGCACCTTCACGGCGGGCTTCACTGCCTTATCACCAGCATGACCCGATCGGCGAGCACTTCGTTTTCCCATTTCAGACGGCATCGGTATTCTCCGGGGTACGGGAAGGGGATCGTCTCGACTTTGAAAGCCTGATCGTGAACTCTCGTCGGGTCGATGATCTTGACGGGAAACTGGCTTGTAAAGAACACCTCTGGCTCATCGAGACTTCCAGGAAGCCGGGCGATTTCAAATACCAGCGAGGTTGTGCCGAGCGATCCGCGAACGGAGAAGAACACCCATAGTCCCTCGACGATCGCAGGAAAATCCGAACTGATGATCCCTGTGATAATCCGCCGGAGCGTCCAAGATCCGGCCTGATCCTTTTCGGCAGTCTCGCACACGAGCATGTTCTGGATCGTCGGCTTGGGCATCTTCGAGGGTAGCCCGGCCGCCTCCGCCTACGCCCACCAGCTCACAGCCCCAGGCTTGTCGATCTTCCCGCGTGTCGGCGTCCCGGTGATGTCTTTCCACCCCGACCACTCCAGCGGGATCGTGGCGCTGACAAGATCTCCAGCCTCGATCGGCACGCTCTGCTCGGGGTTCGGGACGATGCAGTACCGCAGCTCGTAGAAGGTTGTGGAGTCAACGTACAGCTTCAGGATGTCGATCGTCCCCGGCTGGATCAGCGTCGCCGGCACGCCTTCATTGAGCGTCAGGGAGGCCGTCGCGGTCTTGTTCCCGTTGGAGCCGACGCGCATGACGACGCCCGACTGAACGTAGGTCTTCAGGTCGATCGCCAGATCCAGCGTCCACTCCTTGACGCCCGCAACGTCCGAGCCGCCGAAGTTGGCTTTGCAGGACGTGGCGATGTACATGGCGGGGGAGGTGGAATCCGTGACCGAGGTTGCGCCGGTCGTCAGGGCGCCGTTGCCCTGAACCGTCAGGGAGCCGCCCAGATACCCGCCAGACTCAATCGGGGCCGTCACCTTGATCGACTGGCAGATGCCCGTCCCGGTCCACGAGCCTCCGCCGGTCTGGGCGACGAACGAAACCGCGTCGCCGGGGAAGGCCGGGGGGATCTTCCCGTAGTAGTCCATCGTGGCCGACCAATCGGCGTTTCCCGCCTTCTTGACGGGCGCACTGTTGGTATTGGAGGCCATGCCGCTGGCGATCTGCACCAGAGGCGTGATCTTGATGTTCCGAATCGACGTGAAGCCGTTGACGGCTCCGCTGTTTGCGAGAATGACGCCCATGAGCAGGTGATGCCCGCCGCTACATCTGGCGTAGCGGTCCGCTACATTCGGCGTAGCGGATCACGATCCGAGGATAACGATCGTCCCGGTGAAGTTCCCCGTCGGGGTGATCGTCATCGTGTCCTTGCCGCCAGAGGTAGACGCCCCGCCGGGGAGGTACGCAAGGGAGACGCCACCGCCGATGGTCTGAAACCTGATCGTGCTCCCGTTCTGGCTGTGGATCAGCAGGTTGGAGTCGATGAGCGTCTGGTCGCCCGAATGCTGGATCACCATGACCGCCGCGACGTTGGAGAAGACCATCGCGTCCCCGTGCGGATCGACGAGGGATCCGTCGGACACCTTCAGCACCTGCCCGGTCGGGTTGGCGATGGTGAAGCGCGTGATGTAGGACTTGGTGAACGTCGTCCCGGTGATCTCCGCGATGAGCGCAGGCCAAGCGCCCGTGCCGACGGTCGGGAGGGGAGACGACCCCGATCCAAGGTCTTTGGACGTGACGAGGTTGATCGCGCCGGTGATCCGGGCGCTTATGCGAGTGCTCATACCTGTATTTCTCCCCAAGCCCAGATGAGCTTGACGTCTACCCGGATGAGCGTCGCCCAGCCGTCGAAGTTGTCGTTGATGTTCGGCCCGGCATCCGAGACGCCCGAGCACCGAACCAGCTTCACAAACGGCAGATCGGGGATGCCGTCACGCACCCGCGCAAACGCCCGGATCGCCGCCCATTTCAGTTCGTTGATCCCGTCCCGCCCGAAGGCGTCTCCGCCCGTCCGCTTCTCGTTGGTCAGGAGTTGGACGTTGTACCCCTGCGTCCAGCCGAACGCGCTGGAGGAGTTGTCGGTGTTGGCGATCCCGCCCGCCGGCTCCAGCCGCAGCTCCGGGGCATCTGCATTCAGCCGGTTGTCCTTCCGGCCCAGCTTCTCGGGCTTGGAGAGGATGGTGATGTTCCCGGCCTTCACGAGCGCGGCGAAGGCGGGATGGGAGGTCAGCACCCAGCCTAATCCGCTCTCGGTCAGGGTCAGGGGGTCGATGTCGGCGTAGATGGTGACGCTCATGATGCTCCTCCGGCCATCGAACGCCCGACGGCGCGGAGAGCGTCCTGCACCATGCCGCCAATCGTCTCCTGATCGGGCGGAGCGACGATGATGCGCTGGGGGAGGTGACGCCCGCCGTTCTGGTGGTAGGACGCGATCTGGCCCATCGTGGCCCGTCCGCCGGCGTGCGTAGGCCCGCCGCCGATGCCGTACTCGACGCCGCCGGGGATGACGCGGTAGACGTTCCCGGTCCATCCGATGGTCAGGCAGCGACGCAGGGCGCCGGTGTCATTGAGCACCGTGACGGTTCGCCCGGCGCCGGCGACGATCTTGCCGCCGTGCTTGGTGTCGCGGGCGAGCGATGAGCGTGCGCCGTCGCCGTTGGGCCTGCCGCCGAACCCCAGAAACGGATTCGCCTTGGTTCCCTTGCCCTGCGCCCGAGCCTGCCGGGCCTTGATCGTGCTCAGCGCCAGCGGCTTCCAGTCGCCGCCGCCGCGCCCGAACGTGTCGAATCGCCGCATCTCAAACGCCTGAATCCGCGATCCCCACTGCTTCACCATCGCACCAAACGGCTCATTCCCCGGGCGGCCAGCGGCCAGCCCTTCCAAACCGGCAATGAGCCGATCGGCCCCCGCCTTGTTGATCGTGATTTTGATGGTGTCCGACACGCGAGGTGATGCCCGATCAGTCCGCCTTGCGGATCTCGGTGATCCCGCCCTGACGCTCCAGGAGCACGCACGCCACTGCCTTGGTGATCGCCCGCCAGAGGTCTTTGGTCTTCTTGTCGGCGGTGGTCCATGGCGCAGCGTCTTTCAGCCCCACCTCGTCCTGCCACGCGACGTACGCCCGGCAGGCGGCCATCTCCATCGTCTCGGTGCTGGTCTTGAAGATGATCGACATGGGCTCCCCTCACCAGATAATCATCGGGGCATGCATCCCGATCGAACCGGAACGGAGACAGTCCAGCCGCCGCGTTCCGGCCATGTATGCGTCGATCTCGCCATGCACCATTTTCTTGTGTGCCGCGATCTGGTTCGCCGTCTCGTCCTCCACACCCCTGCTCTCGTAGAGCCAGACGCCCGCCAGGCGTGCCGCCCAGTCGGTGACGGTGACGAGGCCCCCCGAGCCGACGGCGGTCAGGGGGAGGCTGTACGGGCCGCCGCGGAGCCTGTCGTCGATCGACTGCTCGGCAACCGCGATCGCGGAGGCGATCCGCGAGGTGTTCGCCGTGGTGGAGTCGGAGTCGAGGTTGGACCAAACGGCGACGTTGGCCGTCCCGAAGACCGCTTCCACGTCGGATTGTGCGGCATATCGGCCCATCGTTCCCTCAAAGAAAAAGGCGGTCGGGTCTGTGGTTCCCGACCGCCCGGAGGATCGTCACTGCCCCGTGACGTGAGAGAGAGTCAGGGATCAGGTCAGGACCGTGGCGGAGAAGATCGCCGACGGGACCGTCAGGCAGGGGAGGAAGGTGTCGCCCGCGAACTGCTGCACGCCGACGGGGTTCGTCTGCATCCGGGCGTAGCTGAACATGCCGTAGACCGTCTGGAGGTTGTCCGCGAGGCTCTGGGCGTCGGCGGCGATATTGCCGGAGGTCGGGACCGCGTAGGAGCCCTCCTGCATCTCGTACCAGTTGCCCTCGTTGGGGTCGGGGGTGAAGACGCAGAGCTTGCTGAACATATCCGTCTGCGTTCCGGCGCCGTTGTCGAAGAACTGGGTGCCGACGGGAATCCACGTCAGGCCGTAGGCGTTGCCGGGGCGGCCGGTGTTGTAGAGCTGATCGTTCTGGCTCATGCCGCCCTTGATGAGCGCCGCCGTGGTCGGGTCGTTGATGAGAGCGTTCGCCACACCGACGCCGTAGAAGGCGTACCGGAGCGGGGGGTTGCCGTTCTTGACCGCCACCGACTGGAGCTGCTCGACGTTCGTCAGCACCGTCGAGGTGGTCTGGTCCCACTTCACGCTGATGATGCCGTTGCAGTTGCCGGTGTTGTTCGCGGGCACGCCGAAGTCGATCGCGTCGGTTGAGCCCGAGGACGACGGGAGGAGCTGGGTGCCGTTCTTGTAGACCTTGCCCAGGGCGAGCATGGACTGGAGCGCCGCGATGCGCTTGTTCATAAACCGCCGGCGGAAGTCGGCGGTCTGCCGGGCAAGCTCCTGCTTGCCGAGTTCATCGAACCCGCCGCCCAGCGCCATGAGCTGGTTAAACACGTCCTGCCCGAAGGTCTGATCCTCGAAGCCGTGGAGCATGATCGAGGAGCGGGTGGAGAAGCCCTGAGCGCCGGTGTGCTTGGCCGGTCCGCCGTAGGTGGTTTCAGCCGCGGAGGCGCGGGTGTTGGGGTAGATCTTCCACGAGGCGATGTTGCCCATCTTCGGCCGGGTCTTAGTGAAGAAGCCCGGCGGGAAGCTGTTGGGCAAGCCGCCATCGGGGGAGTTGATGGCTTCCGAAAGCACTCGTCCGCCCATCAGTTTGAGAAGGTCATTCATGGCCGGGTCGTCCTTGTGGTCGTGCGCTGTTGCCGGTGGGCCGCGCGGTGGTGAGATGCGAGAGAGGAGACGCGGGGGGTTCTCACCCCCGCGAGGGGATCAGGCGGGGACGAAGTTGGTGTTGAAGACGAACCGCCCGTAGACGTTCAACTGGTTCTGCAGCCAAGTGATGAGCGATGTGTCCGTCGGGTAGTTGATGAGCTTGCTCGTGTCGATGACGCCGCCGACGAGCGCCTTGGCGAACGTCGCGTCGGTCGAGTTGCCGTCGTCGTCGAGCACGCGGAGGCCCCACGGGTCGCCCTGAATGGCGATCGGAAGCTCCGAGCCGTCGGTGGGGCAGATGAGGGAGCCCGCGACGAAGCGGGGATCGGAGGCGGCGGTGGTGACGGTGTAGACCGGGGCCGTCGCGGAGGTCGGGAGCAGAGCCACCTGAGCCGGGAAGGCCGGGCCGGTGGGGTAGTTCGCCGCGGTGTAGGTCAGCTCGAACCCGAAGTCGGTATCGACGGCGGAGATCGCGGAGGCGACGATCGCACCGGCGGTGCCCGCGGCGTCCAGAGCGGTGTTCAGGTTGGAGATGTACGTCGCGTCGGTCGCGGACCACGCGGCGTTGCCGGTGATGGCCAGCGTGCCGTCGGTCTTGGCGATGGCGAGCTGGAGGTTGCCAGCGGTGGCCGCCGTGCCGAACCGGAAGCGCTCGACCTTCGCAGCACCGAGAGCGGTGATGGTGATTGTGCGGTTGCCGCCGGACGCGCCCGCAACAGCGGAGTAGGTGACGGTGGTTGTGCGGACGACGCCCGCGGCCGCGGGAGGCCCGACGACCTTGAACGTGCCGGAGGTTCCGATCCGGCGGACGATCTCATCGCCCGTCGGGGAGGGGACCACCAGCGACGTGCCGGAGGAGTAGGCGGTGCCGACGGTGCCGAGGAACGACGGGGCGAACTTGCCGCCCGAAGTCACCCGGCCCATCAGCAGGCCGCCGCGGAGGTTGCCCAGGTTGCTCGCGTTCTGCGCGTCGCGGCTCTTGGTGCCGTCAACGACGCCGGAGTTGGGCAACAGGATCAGGCCCTGGTCAGACCAGAGCGGATCGTTCGGCGTCGCGGTGCGAAGGGACTTCAGGCCGGGAAGGCCGAACGGGATGCCAGGAAAGCTGCTCATGGTGTGCCTCGGTGCGTGTCAGCGGTTGGAGCCGCGGGGTTGCTGGTGAAGTGATGCCCGCGCCGATTAGCGCGAGAGCGTGCCGACCTGCTTCTTGAACGAATCGAACATGGCCTTGTCTTCGTCGGTGGCGATCTGCGCCCCGGTCTTCTCCCCGACCTTGCGGGGGGCCGAGAGCTTCAGAATGTCGATGACCTGCCGGGCGATGGGGGCTTCAAGCCCGGCGTGCGTCGCGGCCTTGCGGCTGAGCGCCAGCACCGGACGCTTGCCCTTCTCGCCCAGGATGAGCTTGTCCAGCGCGATCTTCTGGGCCGCGTTGATCTGGCCGGAGGCGACCAGCGACCCGATCTCCGAAGCAACCGTGTCGGCGCGCTCTTCGAGGTCGTCCTGGTCGATCGTCGGAAGGCCCCGGCTGGCTTTGAGCGACACCAGCTCGCTCTTGACCGTCTCGGCCTCGGTCTTCGCGGCGGTCGTCTCGGCCTTGGAGGCGGAGAGGGCGGCGGCGGCCTGACTGGCCTTCGCGGCGCTGCAGGTCATATCGGTGAGGGCGGCTTTGACGCGGGCCGGGCCGGTCGTGTCGTCGAGGCCCGTCATATCGAGGCCCATGATCGTTGCGAGTTCGCGCCAGTCCATTGTGCTGCTCCGTGTTGCTGAGAAGACCAGTACCTGCTTTGCCTTGCCACCAAGTGATGCCGCCAGCGGAACAAACGGTCCCAGCTTCTTGACGGCGGGATCGGGAACGCACGCCAGATGCACGAGTGCGTCCGTGTAGGTATTGCCATCAACCGCATATTCCGGGTCGATGTAGACGCTGACCTCCGAGCGGGAGGCGAGCGCGAGAGCGTCCGCGCCGATCATCTCGACGGAGGCGACGAGCCGATCACCTTCGCGGAAAACGTCGGTGACGTACCCGCGCGTCTGATCGGCGTCCATGTTGTGACCGACCTGCACGGGCACCTTGACGCCCGCGGCCTTCATCGCGGCGAAGGTCTTGACGACCTGATCGAGATACGCCGGGGTGATGACAAACTCGCCGGTGGAGGCGTAGACCTTCCCGAGGCGGAGGATCGTCTTGACGTAGGCCCGGACGGGCTGGGCGTTGGCGTCGGTGCGAATAGCCGCGGAAGGCGACATTGCGCCCTTGTCAGCGATCAGCACCATTCCAGGCTTCGGCATGGGCAGGTGATGCCGGTAGCCCATCAACTACCCATCAACTAACCATGAACTACGGGCCGGAGACCCGCCTATCTCTCATCGCCCATTTCAGGATCGACGATCAGCATTGCTGCGCGGATCAGATCAACGACCTCCGCCGGCGTCTTCCACATGAGTTCCGCGACGGTCTTCAGCGGCGTGCCGCGCTGGATCAGCCCGACGGCCTCCCGCTGATCGTGCTCGAGCGCGTCCCAGCATTCCGCCCAGTCAAAGCGCGACAGATCGGGCGTCGCCGGGCCTACCGCCGTTCGCGGGAGACGACGCTGCTCGCCGTCGTCCTTGGATGCTCCGCCATCGCCCGCCGCCCATTTGTTTCGGTCTCGCCAGTGATCGCGCGGGAGACTTCTCGCCGTGTTGGCATAGGCGAAGGTCGAGAACGCCGATCCGTATTTGGGGTTCCATCGCTTCGCCGATTCGGCGAGGTGGATGTACGCCTTTCCGATCTGATCTCCGGTCGGGAGGTTGTTGCGGGCCTCGCACTTCCGGGCCAGCGCGACGGCGATCCCGACGTGCCGCGCTGGGTCAGGAAACTGTGCTGACAGGAAAGACCCTGCGGTTGTCGTCCAGCCTCACCTCCCCGGACTTGGCGGCGGCCATGATGATCTGCCGTACACGCTTCTTGCGGGAGGCGGAGGCGGTTGGAATGACGCCCGCGAGCTTCATTTCCAGCGCGTCGGCGGAGGTGCCGGGGTTGGCGGCGATCTCCGCCATGACGACTTTCTTAATGCTCCCGATCTTCTTCTTCGGGGCGGAGGCCGTCCGTTCCGGCTGGTCCGAACTGGCTGATGTTGTGTCCGCCTGCCGCGGCGGGATTCGCTCGGGAGGCGGTTTCGCGGCCTTCCGCTTGGGCTTCTTTTTCTTATTGGGCCAGCGTCCTGGCTTCTTCTCGGGCTTGGTCGTCGGCCTCACCTGCTCGATCAAGTCCCCGACGCGGACCATGACGATCTTCGTGCGGCCGGTGATGAGATCCGAGAGCGTCGCCATCTCATCGGCCATCGCCTTGGCTTGCTGTTCGAGCGTCTCAATTCGAGCCTTGGCGGCGACGGTCAGCACGCCAGTAATCGCGTCCATGCGGGCATCCTCCGATAGATGCCAGTGATAATAGCAGAAGGTGTGATAGACGTGCGTTATGCGCTGTCGTTCACCCGACGATCACGCGGCGCGGAGCAGATCCGCAAACACCTTGCCCGGGTTGAAGCCGAAGCCCGCGGCGGCGGAAACGTCGGGCACTTCCGTCGGCGTCGCCAGCACGCCGTGGTTGAAGACTTCGATGACGGTTGACCTGCAATTGTAGTGGTTCGGAGGCGTCAGCCGGTCCCAAACCGGATCTCCCGCGGCACGGCGCATCCCGTCCAGCGACGAGCAAAGCTCGGTGGTTCGGTCGTCCATGACCGCCGAATACTCGTATCCCCAGAGGATCTCCTGAATCGCCGGGTCTTCGTTGGCGCTCCACCGTCCCGCCGAGTACGCCGTCTGCACCGACGTCCGATAGATCGTGCTGATCTGGTAGGGGTTGGAGATCGTCAGGCCGCGGGAGTCGAGAGCCTGGCGGATCGCCGATACCGCACCGGAGGTCGTCAGGCCGCCGGCGACGGTATCGACGGCCACCTGCTCCGCGATCTTAAGAACGCCGTCGCCCAGCGTCCCCGCCGCCGTCGTCGCCGCCTGCCCGTACTGGGCCTGGATCTGTGCCGCCGCCTGTGGTGAGAGGTTCAGCCGCCGCGTCAGGAACTCCATCGCGTCGTCGATCGTGGAGAGTTTCAGAGCCTTGCCGTTCCGCCCGCGCATGAAGCGTTCGGCGGTGATCGCACTGCGGAGCCTGCCCTGAAGGTGGGCCGTCACCATGCCCGAGTGAATCGACTTGGCCATGCTGCTCTGAAACGTGTGCAGGATCGGGCCGAGCGGAATATGCCCCTCGACGTGCTGGATCAGCCCGGCGCGGAGATCGCGTACCGCCGCCGTCGCCGAGCGGATGGAGGCGTTTTCGATCCGCGTCCGCTCCCGATCGATCGTCGCGGCCATGACGATCGCCTGGCTCATCGCGTCACCTCAGATCCGAGGACCATCGCTGTATGAGCGCCCGCATTTCGTTGGCATGGTGCACTTCCCCAGCCTCGCGCAGGTTCTGCTCGAAGACGCGGAGCTGCTCGAACAACTCGACGAGCGCCGACGCTCCCATCGGATCGAGCGTCACGCCGATCATGCCCGTCTTTGTGATCCCGTCCCGCTTCCGCTTCTCCCGCTCCTCGGCGTCCTTTTTTAGGACATCGATCGGCAGCATGAAGCCGCACTGCGGGCATGTCTCGGGCGTGAAGGCCATTTCCGCGAGTATACATCAGGCCGCCTTGCCGGTAAGGGCCAACTGGGTTTTCCGCCAGATCTGGGCCGCGATCGCCGCCGCCTTGGGGTCGGCGCCGACCCCCGGCGCCGTCGGGTCGGCCATGTCCGCCGCCGCGGCCTTCCGGGGTATGCCGGTCATGTCCATCGCGGCATCCATGTCCATCATCCCCAGCAGCAGATCGACGTTCGCGGGGTTCTCCAGAACGGTGGCGACCAACGTCCGAATAAAATCCTTCTCCTCGTCCACCAGCGGAGCGGCCTTGACGATCGCCGTGCCCTCGGCGCCCGGCCCGAAGTTGGCGACCAGCATCTTGTCCACCAGATGCCAGTTGATCGCCAGCATGATCTGGTCGAGCGTGTCCTGGGCGATGACGATGGCCACGTCGCCGTGGGCGCCCGCCTCCGCCTTGGTCCCGTACTGGCCTTCCAAGGCCGTCCGCTCGGGCACGAGCAGCCCGCGCATCATCAGGCTCTCGAACTTCCCGAGGAGCTGCTGGAACTCGTCGCCGTGGGCGGTCTTCGCCTCCAGAAACTCAATCTGCCATGCCGCGAGCTTGGTCGGATCGACGTTGGCATTGATGAGCGTTTCGGCCCACTTGGCGAGCACCTGGGGCATGGTGACGCCCGAGCCGGAGCCCAGACGCTGGAGGATTCGGGCCGCGATGACGCCGTTATCCACCGTTGCTCCACCGGCATCCAGAGACTGGCCCGTCGGGTAGCGGATGATCGGGATGATCCCCGCCGCCTTGGTCGTGTACAGGCCGGTGCGCTCGAGGGTCTGCTTCCACGGCCACCATGCCTCGGCCCGGCAGTTCTCCAGCCGGGATCGGCCCCGGAGGTCGCCGGATTCCGAGTCGTGGGGAATGACGAGGCAGTCATCGGGGGTAAGTGTGACGCCGCCGTTCTTGACGCCCGCGAATGCTCCGGTCTGGGGATCGTGCATGATCTCCGTCAGCTCCGGGCGGAGGGGCTTGAGCTTCTTCGGGACGGTGTATCCGTCCACCACGTCCCAGACGATCTCGAAGGCGGAGAATCCGAACTCAATGCACCGGAGGCCATCGCTCAGGATCGTCGAGCGCAGGGGTAGGATGTAGTCCTTGATGAGCTGCTCGGCATCTTCGTTTCCGTCGTCGGCTCCGTCGGGCTTTGTCGCGGACCAGTTCGCGGCCTTGATCGGCGCTTTGCAGACGGCCAGACCCAGCGCCACCGTCGGGTTGTGCAGCATCTTCCGGTAGGTGGAGATGGAGCCTGAGGGCGGAACGCCGAAGCCGTGGTGGTTGAACCCCGCCGCCATCGCCCAGTTGGAGGCGAGGTAGGCGGAGGCGTCTACGCCGCCGTTCTCTCCGGTGATCTGGTTGCCCGTCTGGGCCTCGCCTGAGGCCGGAGGGGCGGACAGGATCAGGCTACGGGCCTTGCTGGCGAGTGTTCGGAGGTTCATCGGCAGGTGATGCCGGAAGGTTCGCCGGAGCCTCCGCTACCTGAGTGGCATCGACGGGGATCGGGCCGGTGGGCTTGACTGGCGGAGTTTCGACCTTGGGAGGGCTGGTCGCGCTCGCCTGTTTCGCGTCGTCGGCGTCCATCGCTCACACTCCAAACCGCCCCTCGGGCAGTTCGATCCGTTGCCCCCTCAGCCTCCACACACGATAGCCCTCTGCGTCCGATCCGTGCGTGAGGTCGGGGTCGCTCTTGTCTATCGCGCCCTTGGAATCCAACTGCACGCCCGTGAAGTCGCGGATCAGGCGTGTACACCGCGGGTGCACGCGGTATCGGATCAGCCCATGCCCGTCGGGTCCGTCGGCGTCGCGCAGGGCGTAGTTCACGGTGTTCAGCCGGTCGATGACCTTGGGATTCGCCGCCGGCACGCGCAGGCTCACCTCCAGCCCCATCTTCGAGAGCGACTGGAGCATGAGCTGGTATTGCGTCATGCCCGTGGCGACCGAGCGGGCGGAGCCAGATGAATCGCCGTACAGCTCCACCGATGCCCACCTGTGCGGGAGTGACGCGAGAAGCCTGTCGAGCGCCGCCATCGACGCCTGCACGCTCATGTTCGGGGCGTGGATCTCGTGCACGCATGTCAGCACGTCCGCGACGGGATCAAACTGGCCCAAGTAGACATGCATACCCGGAACGATGTTGAAGTCCACGGAGATTTGCAGGGGCAGATCGGGCCGGAGCGTGATCGCGTTGTCGATGTTCTCCGGGGTAAACCGGGAGTATGCCGCGCCTGCCGCCACAAGGTGCGGGTTCTGCTGGTGCAGAGCATCGAACGCCGCGCCCATCTGCACGCGCATGGCCGTGAGTTGTGACGCCGTGTATCGCTCCGGGCAGATCGCTTCCCCGACAGCCCGGCCCATCGGATCACCGGCAATGGCCAGAGACGGGAGTGAGACGTGCTTCCACCGATGCCCGTCCTCACCGGCGAGCAGTTGCCCGGTCAGGTCTTGCGCGTGCATCCGGTGGTGCAGGATAATGACCGTGGCGCCGGGTTCCAATCGTGAAGATGCTGTGGCCCGGAACCAGTTGTAGACACCGTTTCGCACGGTCCCGGATTGACCGTCGGACCATGACGCATACGGATCGTCGATGATGAGCACGTTGCCGCCGCGGCCCATGACCGACTCGGAGACGCCGACGGTCTTCATCCCGCCACCCTGCGTCGTCGCCCACTCATCCTTCGCAACCGTGTCGTCTTTGAGCTTCACGCGCAGGATCGGATTCGCGTTCAGGATGTCACGCACCCGTCCACCGTAGAACTTGGCGAGCGGGCTGGTGTTCGTTGCGAGCAGCACCCTTTTCGTCGGGTTGAGCGAGAGGAACCAAGCGGGCGTCCATTCGCTGATGAGCGTGCTCTTGCCCGTGCGTGGCCCGAGGTTCACCAGCAGGCGGGAGTCTTTGGTGTTCACCGCTGCGGCGATGATCCGGCTCAGGAAGCGAACGTGCGGGAACATGCGGAACGGCTCGGCGCTCTGGCGCGTAAGTTGATTCGCCAGAATGTGCGGAGCGGCCCACCCCTGCGATTCAATCGCCGCGATGGTGTCTTCAGCCGCCTGCATCGGCCCTCTTTTCGGCGGCGGCGATGAGGATCTCACGGGCAGCGGGATCGGCGAGCATGGCGCGGGCGGCGGCACGGCTCGCGTCGATGCCGATGCTCTCGGTGTTCAGCCCGGCGTCGAGGCGGGCATACTTCTCGTCCTGGTGGTCGTCGGCCTGGTCCTGCCCGGCCATGCCGAGATACGTCTTCACTCCGCTGAAAACGCCGTCATAGTCGCCCGCGTTCTCTGCCATGTCCAAAGCACGGTCGAGTTTCAGTTTGAGGTCTTCCCGCTTGGCCTCTGGCACATGCCACCGGGGACGCTTGCGGGCCGCCTGACGAACCAATGCCCGATCCTTCTCGCAGGCCATGTCGAGTTCGCCGGATGTAGTTTCCCCCTCCCGCGGCGCAGGCGGGGCAGACTTGTCTTCTTCGCCCATGCCAAGGTGTTGCCGACGCGAGACAAGCAATGCCGCAGGCTCTCCACATGATCTTCCCCTCATCTAATGTTCGGTATTGACTCGCCTATCCGATTCCGTACATTGTGCGGATGTTGAGACTGGCGGGGACAGAGCGGGAAGCGACCGATAACCGGGAATCATCCCTCATTCTGAGGGGAGTTATTGCGTTGGAGCAGATCGCTTGCACCCTTGCGGGAATGGGTGGAATCCCCCGAGTCCGGGAAGATCATTCGCCTGTGCGAGCGGTGGGAATATCCATCGACGACGCGAGCCGGGCGTGGGTTGATGATCTGACCTCGGGCGGCTGCACACCCGGAAGCATCTCCCGGATGACGAGCACGCTCGAGCGCGTGGCCGAGTCGGCGGGGTGGAGTTCTGTCGCCGACGTGGACTATGACGGGGCGGTGACATTCCTTGCAGCACGCCGACGTGGAGACAACAAGAGCCTCTGGAGCGGGCCGACGCACGATCAAGCCGTGAGCACGCTCAGGGTGTTCGGCGAGTTCCTGCGGCGTTCCGGGCGGCTGGCGACGAATCCCCTGATGGACCTGCAAGCCTGCGGGATCAAGGGCGCGGACGGCTCCCGAGCGATCACAGTGGAAGAGGCCCGACGGGTTCTCGCGGTGTCCATCGACCGGCACATGGTCAGCCGACGCGCTCGAGGTATCGCCCCGCTTTTCTGGCTTCACCAGATGTACACGGGCTTGCGGTATTCCGAGGCACAATCGGCGAAATGGCGGGATTATGCGCTCGAGGGGTACAACGACGATCCGCCGGCGATCTTCACCGATCCAGAATGGCGCGGGAACAAGGGCAAGCGGAGAGAGCGGATTCCTCTGCACCCCCTCCTGCTCCGGTTCTTGAAGCAGCACAAAGAGCGGGTTCCCAACGGCGACGCCGATCTGGTGTTCCCGCACGTTCCGACGCGGGAGACGTGGCACCTCGAGCGCGAAGCCGCGAACATCCCGAAGTTTGACGGGCGACGAAGGCCCTGCACGCCGCACTCGCTGCGGAAGAGTTATTGCACCTGGCTTGATGCGATGACGCTGCCGCGCGGACTGGTGTCGAAACTCGCCCGGCACGCGGAAACGCTCACGGAGGAAAAATACATCGACCACGGGACCGATCTGGAAGTGCTTGCGATCAAAGACCTTCCGTCGGTTTGGCCGGAGGGCGTGGAACTATTTTCGATCCGCGCAACGAAAAAGGCTGGACTTCGACCAAATCCGGTCGATAGTTACAGCACTACGTCCGGCAGTCAGCAGATAGATCGCATGACCACCAACGAACGCATCCAATCCGCCCGCCCCGAGAAGCGATCTTCTGCTTCCGGCGTAGTAACCAGCCCGAATGGGCCGGGGCGGGCTGATTCCATGCGTTTGCACGAAACCGAGTCGCCGCGTTCTACCGGAACAGCAGATGCGATTCAGGTCGGAAATGGGCATTTCCAACCTGAATCAACCCCCACCGATGAGGTGGTGGTAAGGGCATTGGCCCGCTGGCTGGATCGGACTGACCGCGGCGGCTCCATTCAGGAGCCTGCCCATGAAGATCGCCGAAGTTTCGACCGCTGAGCAAGTCGCCCGCGCCTTGGGATACCGGGGGCCGGTGAAGCCCTCCCAGACCGCCAAACTCTCTGCCGATGTTGCGGCTGCGGATCTGGCTGAATCGCCCGAGTGGGTGGGCGAGCGTCTGCTCGTGCTCGTCCCCGGCATGTTCTGCTTGCTCCCGCCGACGGCGGCGGTGCTCATCGTCACCGGCGAGATGGTCCGGGAAGGGCTTGTGACCGTCCGCTGCGATGGCCATCACCTGCGGATCTCCAAGGTGGTGCGGGAATCGGATCGGCCCGTGAAGGCCGTGAAGCCCTACAGCGAGGCGACAGACGACGAGCGGGCGCAGGCGTGCGTTGATGCGTTTAAGCCGCTGGCCGACTTGGGCAAGCCCTCCAAGCCGGTGACGGCAGGCCCGACAAACGACGCGACGACGGACGCGCTCCCGCTGGCGATCCTTGGGCCGGGTGGGGACTTCACCACGACGATCGGCCCGGAGGTTCGCGTCTCCATCCCCTCTCTGGACGCGCTGGCGATGGTCAACCGTCGTCAGGCTCTGCTCGTCTCCGATCTGAATGCCGAGCAGGCCGGAACCCTCTGCCCCGAGTGCAAATCACCCGACGTAGGCCCGTGGGAAAACGTGCTGGTTGATGCGGGCTATTCGACCGAGCGCCGCGCACGCCCACACCGTCAGTTCCGGTTCTGCCCGCACTGCGATACGCGGTTTGAGCGTGGCGCGAGTGAGGACGGGATCGGCAGAGCAGTGCGGGACTGAATCACGACCACGACCCGGAGGGCTTCCTGTGGCGGGGAGCCTGACGGGTCTGGCCGTGGTGGTCAGACAGAAACGGAGCCTGCCAAATGCAACCAGTTATTGCGAACGAGATCAGGAAAGCGATCGCGGACCCGCCCGCGCTCGAACGTGAGGAAGTGGAGGAGCGGGTAACGCCCGGCCACTGCAACGACGAGCGCGAAGCGAAGAAGATGCGGGCGTGCGGACACGCGGACGAGCAGAGCAAGGCGGGGCGGGGACAGGAGAGCAACCAGTGAAGCAGACCGAAACCATTTCCGACCTTGCCGCCGCGCTCGTGGCCGCACAATCCGAAATGCCCGCAGTGGGCAAGAGCGGCAACAACGCTTTCGACAAGTACACCTATGCGAAGTTGGAGGATTACGTCAAGGTGATCCGCCCGATCTTCGCCAAGCACGGGCTGTCGATGGTGACGAGCGTTGAAGCGGTCGAGCGGCTGCCGAACCGCACCACAAAGAACGGCGGAACAGAGTTCGGATCACAGGTCAAGATCGACCTGACGATCATGCACAAGTCCGGCCAGTTCTTCACCGTGTCATCGTTCGGCGAAGGCCAGGATCGCACGGATAAGTCGATCTACAAGGCGATCACAGGGGCAAGGAAGTACGCCCTTGCGTCCGCGCTCGGGCTGGCGACCAGCGACGACCCCGAGGCGTTCGACCCCGAACCGCCGCCCGTCGCCCCGCCCGCGACACCACCCAAGCCCAAACCGATGAAGGTCCAGTTGGCCAACGCGGTATCAAAGTGGTCAGGCATTTCGTCAACCAGCGAGGACGAGCAGACCAAGGGCGACTTCAAGAAAGCGTGCGCCGACGCGATCCGCTACCACGACAAGACGTGGACGAAGATCGACGACACACAGGCCGCGCTCGTGCTGGGGACCGTAAACAAGGCCATCGACAACGGCGTGAAGTTCGCCGGGGCGGTGGGCAATGTCTGACGACAACCAGTTACAGCGGTGTGATGACGCGATCGGTGTTATCGAAACCGGACTCGCCACCCGCGAGGAGTTTGTCGCGGCGCAGGCGTTCGTCAAGAAACTCGGCGAGATTCAACGCGCGATCAGGCACCGTTGGGAGCAGGCGGCTATCGCGTGGATCGAACAGAACGGCGAGATCACCGAGGGCGAGATTCGGTACTACGTCGGCTCCGAAACCAAAGTGAAATGCGTGAGTGCCCCGCTCGCGTGGAAGGCGATATTGGCAGCCGTCGATGGTGACGAAGAGAAGGCGATCACCGCATTCAAGTCTGAGCCGTTCAAGCCGTCAGTGGCAAAGAAACTGCTCGACAAGCAGGCCGACAAGCACTTCGTTTCCAAGACCGAGAAGAGTCTGGAAACGGGCAAGCCGTTGAAGAAACTGAAAGCCGTAAACCCCAAGTTCCTGCCCGGTCAGGAAGAAGACGAGAGCGACGAATGAGTTACAACCGCGTGATCCTGATGGGCAACATCACCCGCGACGTGGAGTTGCGAGCGATCCCCAACGGCACGTCCATTGCCCAGATCGGGCTGGCCGTGAATCGGAAGTGGAAGGACAAAGACGGCGTGCAGCAAGAGGAAGTAACGTACATCGACTGCGAGGCGTGGGGCAAGACCGCCGAAAACATCGCCCGGTTCTTTTCCAAGGGCAAGCCGATCTTCATCGAAGGCCGGTTGAAACTGGACACTTGGAAGGACAAGACGGACGGTTCCAACCGCTCGAAGTTGAAGGTGGTGGTGGACACGTTCGAGTTTGTGGGCGGGAAGACCGACGACGCGCCCCAGGGCGCACGTCCCGCCGCAAGCAAGCCCGCCACCCGCGCCGCCGTCCCCACCGCTGTTGGCGAAGAGATCAGCCCCGACGACATCCCATTCTGACGAACAACCCCCGCGCCCTCACCCCGCGAACTGGCAAGCTCCGGGGTGGGGCCGGGGCTTTATCGAGAACACCATGAAACTAGACATCCCCAAGCAGACATTCGGCAAGTGCGACGGGCAGACCATGCCCAAGCCATCCCGCGCAAAGCGGGAGAGCGTCAAGGCCGGGAAGCGTGCCGAGATCGAGCAGATCAAGAAGGACGCGGCGAAGGGCGCTGGGCTGGTGAAGGTCCGCAAGCCCATCGGTGCAAAGCTCCGATCGATGGTTCTGGACCGCGATGGGAGGAAGTGCGTTCTCTGCGGGAAGGCCGCCAAGGACAAGCACGCGGACGGCTCGCCCGTCACCTTGGAAGTCGATCACATCCTGCCCGTGGCACAAGGCGGGACGAACTGCGAGAGCAATCTGAGAGCGGCGTGTAACAGGTGCAACCTCGGACGCGGTGCGCGGCGTGATCCAATGTGATGCGTTACCCCGGCTCGCACCGAGACGTGCCGCCGGGTTTTTAGACACGGACACGGACGCGGCCTGTTTGGCGCAAGGAAGCGAATCGGTATGGCTTGGATCAAACTGCAAATCCACCCGGAGCATGACAAGGTGCTCGCGCTGGCTGACCTGACCGGCGCAACGCCCGAGCGGGTCTTTGCCGCCGCCGTGCGATGGTTCAGGTGGGCTGACGAGCACGCGGAGGACGCGAGCATCGGCCTGTCCCGCCGGGCCTTCCGGGAAGTCACCAGATGGAAGGGCGACGGTCTGGCGGACGCGATGCTGCACGAGCGTGTCGATTGGCTGACCGAGGAAGATGGCGTGCTCTCGCCGACGCGGTGGGAGACGCACATGAGCCGGGGCGCGAAGGTACGCGCTCTGGACGCGAGCCGGGAACGTCGTGGGAAAAAATCCAGATCAAAACCGGATGAACGTCCGGTCGGTGTACCGGAATCGGATGGTACAAAAAAGGTACTAGATGAGAGTAAGAGAAGAGAAGAACAAGACAAAGACCAAGAGTCATCATCGCGCGGGCGTGCGAGCGAGCCGCCCGACAAGCCGCCCCGCACAATCGCCGTCACCTTCTCCGCGATTCACGACGCGGCGATGGCCGAGCGTCCCCAGGGCGAGGCGATCAACCCGGACTTCAACGCCGTGCGGGATGCTCTTGTCGCCGCCGGATTCGACCGTGGACGGGCCTACACGCTTGCCAACAGGCCCGAGAGCACGCTGGATCGGGTGACGTGGCTGATCGAGCGGGCGCGGGCTTCAGATCACGCTGGGGCTATGGGCCTGATCGTCCGGGGCATCCAGCGGCCCGAGGAGTACCCCATCGAACGCCTGACCGTCGCCGAGAGCACAGCCGCCGCGGATGGCATCGCCGACGGCATACGCCGCGCAGAAGCCCGTAGAGCCAAGCAGGGAGCCGCCCAATGACACCGAGCGAGATTCAGACCGCCGCATCCGCCGCCAAGCGTCTGTGGCCCCGCCTTGCCACACCAAGGGGCTGGACGAACGACGAGTGGAGCGTGTTCGCCGCCAAGTGCTCGGGCATCTCCGTTGACTCCGAGCAGGCCGAGGCTGCGCTGCGGGAGTTGAAGGGGACGAGCGACAAGTACCCGACCGTGGCGAGTCTGGTGAAGGCGATCAAGGGCACCGAGAGCCGCAAGCCCAGGACGGCGGAGGCGGTCGAGGAGGAGGTGGTCGGCCCCCGCGCCCGGCTCTACCGGATGAAGGCCCACCTGGGCATCGACCTCAACACGTCCGACTCAGACACGGTGAAGGCATGGTGGATCGACGGGTTGAACCGGGCGGTCAAACTCCGGGGGTTCGTCCCCTCCTGGTGGGCGAAGGACGCGCACCGCGACCTGATGGAACTGGCGAACTGGGGGAGCAACGAAGCCGACGAGTGGCTGGCCGAGCAGGAAGGGCAATGCCCGACCGAGCCGCCCGCGCCGGAGGATCGAACACCAGCCCAGCGGATGTTTGCGAACCTGTACAAGACCGGCATGGTTGCCGAGCCGGAGAAGTGGGCGCGAGCGTGGGGACGGGACCACAACGCCAAGCCAACGACGGACATGAATATGCGAGAGCGCGTGACTTCCGAACTCGCCCATGTAGCGGCGAAGCAGGGGGTGCAATCTTGACCCCCTCCCCCGACAACCAAGCGAAAGAGCAAAGCATGAAAGCCCTAGAGCAGGAGAGCCAGCGATGAACTACGAGACGATGACGGACTTGGAGTTGGAAGCGGCGGTGCATACCCGCGTGATGGGCAAGGAGGCCGAGACCGTTTGGATCGCCCGCGACGACGACGACAAGCCCGATGGACTGTCTGGTGCTTATGTGTTCACAAGCGACCGTCTCGATACGGCGTTCTACACGAAAGAGCAGATAGAGGCGTGGATCGCCGAACACCCAAACATCTGCGGCAAGAAGATCAGGCTCGGCAAGTGGGAGCAGTACCCAGACTACACCACCGACCCCTCCGCATGGTGGAGCGTGGTGGAGAAGATGCGGCTGAAGCCCCGAGAGGGCCACTGCGATGTTTCAGTATCGCGCACCGCAGCCCTCAATCCTGAATACGTCTACACCTGCACAATCTGCGAACGCATCTACGAGCCGGGCGGATGGGCAAATCCCGATCTGTACACGGTTCACGCAAACGCACCGACACCCGGCCGCGCCGTCTGCATCGCCGCCCTGAAAGCCCTAGAGCAGAGCGGAGGGAAGCCAGCATGAGCAATATGAAAACCGCCCTCGATAAACTGGCAGTAGAGGGCTTGGTGGCGACCGTTCGGCACGACAACCTGACGATCTACAACTACTCCGATAAGACCGTGTGGGATCGGCTGTGGACCCCCGAAACGCTCGCGGCGCGCGGGTTGGTTCTCGCCGATGATGGGCGCATCGTCGCCCGCCCGTGGCCAAAGTTCTTCAATCTTGGCGAGTGCGGGTGGGAGGCCGACAAACTCCCCGCTGAAACACCGGAGTTGGCAGACAAGTACGACGGGAGCCTTGTCATCTGCTTTTGGCACGCGGGCGCGTGGCGGTGCATCACTCGCGGGAGTTGGGAGAATCCACAGACGAGGGCGGCGCAGGAGTGGGTCGATAAGAACCGCGCCGGGTTCGACCGTGACTACACCTACCTGTTTGAGTTGGTCGCCCCGTGGAACCGGATCGTTTTGCCCTACGAGCGATTCGACATGATCCTGCTCGGGCGCGTTCACACAGAGAGCGGCGTAGATACGTCCTACGCAGACGCGGCGGATCACGCGGAGGACTTGGGCATTACGCCCGTCCGGTTCACCTCTCGCCCGCTGGCCTCCCTCAACATGGCCGATCCGTCCGTGACGGACGCAGAGGGCTACGTCGCTCGCTACAGCAACGGCGTGCGCGTGAAGCTGAAGTATGCCGAATATCTGCGACTGCACAAACTGATGACCGGGCTATCGGTTCTGGCGATTTGGGAAGGGTTGGCGGCTGGCAAAGATGAACCACCCGCTGGAGTTCCAGACGAGTTCGTGACGTGGTGGAACCTTCACAGGAACACGATCGTCGGCGACTACGACATGATCGACAGGCAGGCTAAGCGGGTGTTCGAGTCTGTTCCGGCCGGCCTGAACCGCAAGGAATGCGCCGCAATCTTCGTGCGCGATCCCGCACTCGCCCCCGTCCTGTTCTCGATGCTGGACGGGAAGGACTACAGCCAAGCCATTTGGAAGCGTGTCAGGCCCGTTGCTGGTGCGCGTTCGTTCATGGAAGCCAAGCCCGAGCAGATGACCATGCTCGATGGAGGCAAAGCATGAGCGAACAGCACTTCACGCCGATCCCGGCATTGTTCGCGCCGTCAATCGAACCGCACGCGCGGGAGGACGCGGCGTTCGACGCTGAGAACCCAGGCGTCTACCGCCTGTTCTGCGAGCTGGCTGAGAAGATCATGGGCCTCGGTTGGGAGCGGTATTCGGCGGACGCGATCCTGCACCAGATTCGCTGGCACAGGCGGATTGAGAAGGGGGACCGGCTGTTCAAGTGCAATGACCACTGGACGGCGTATCTGGGCCGGCGGTTGGCACGGGAGCGGGTCGAGTTCAAAGAGTTTTTTGAGTTCAGGGAGCGGCGGGTCGGGTGAGAGTCCACACACAGGAGGTCCGAAGATCATGGCGAACAGCACGAAGGTACGAAACGGCAAGAGGATTCCAGCAGACGCGCCCAAGGGGAAGAAGGCCGGGAAGTCTGAGAAAAAGAAGCCCGCAACGGGGGACAAAAAAGCGCCCGTTTCTATTACAAAAACGATTACTCCGGCTGCTACGGCGGCGGAGTCCACCGAGCAGCCTGTGCGCCGCAAAGCCCCCGGACCATCCAAGGGCGGCAAGCCAATGGTCCGCATGGACATCCCGACCAAGATCGCGGCGTGCTGCGCGGATGAGGCGGGCCGGTACGCGATGACGGATGTTGCGGTCCTCGGATTGGAGAATGAGCGGGTATTGCTCGCCGCAACCGATGGCCGGTGCATGGCCTTGGTCGAGACGGGCGCGGAGAAGATCAACGATCCCGACGCATCTGGCCTGATCCCGACGTGGGTTCCCCGCGCGTTCGGCAAGTGCAACAGCGACAGCCCCCGCGCCCTGCGGCTAGTGAATGGCGAGGCGACGAGCCTGTTCTCTGGCGGGAATACATGGGTCGATGACGAGGGCGGATCGTTCCGCGAGCAGCACGAGGGCGGCCTGTTCCCGCCGATCGACAACATCATCCCCTCGGTCCTGACCGGCGTTCAGCAGGTCACGATCAACGTGGATCTGCTCGTGAAGTTGGCGAAGGGCTTGAACAGCCCGGACCACGGCGCGGGCCTCACGCTGTTCATTCCGATCACTCCGGGCAAGCAGTGCGATCGCGCTATCGCGGTCATCGGGTCCAATGGCATCGGTGTTGCCATGCCGATTCAGCATTCCGACGGCTACCACGGAAGGCGCGACGGGTACACGATCGCGCGGCAGCGGGCCTTGAACGCCGTTGGCGCGGTCCGTCCGGCGCACATGGGCGCACCAGACGCGGAGGCTCCCGCCGATGGCTCCCTCGTCCCGGAATCCGACACGGAAGGGAACGAACAGCAGACGTTCAAGCCGGAGGAGACCGCGACGGGAAAGCCCGTCTCGTCGGAGTCCGCTACCGATTCAGCGCCGACAACCGCGACGAGCGAATCTACCGCGTTGGAATCCGCAGCGCCAGCCGATCCCCCCTTCAGGCCCAAGGTGGGCAAGGTCTACCGCCTGACAGTCATTGAGAGCGGGGTAGTGCTCGACAACCTCGTGAAGGTCCAGCGCACATACGACCGCAAAGCAGTGGTCGAGAACGCCGAGACGGGCCTGGGCGCGAGAGAAGTGAACATCGACCTGTACTCGTGGGAGTTGATGACGCCCGCGACGGTGTAACAGAAATCCCTGGTTTCCCCTCCCCGCCTGAGAGATCGGGCGGGGCGGTTTCAACAACGGAGGAATGACCATGACCAAGCAGACCAAGGTGAGGGCGAGCGTGGGGGAGGATCAGCTTTGATACACGGACTTTACAAGCCGATCAAGTGCAAGTTCTGCGGGAAAGAGGTCATCTTCCACCAAGGAACGGGCCGCGTCGTCGAAGCCGACGGCCTCACTCCGCACGTTGACAACTGCGAGCGCCGGAAGGCCCATTACAAAAACGAGCGGTACATCGCCGCCCAATCCAAGAGGGACCGTAAATGACCACCAACCAAAGGAGCATTGAAATGAATCTGAGCATGTCCGATCTTCGTGAACTTCTCTGCCCGACCATATCGCCATCTCCGGCCGGGTGCGCATCACCCCTTGGCGGCACACTCCACAAGATCGTGGTCGCTGACAAGGGCTTCGTGCTCGCTGGCGATGTGCGAGCCGAGGGCGAGTACATCATCATCGAGAACTGTGTCTGTATCCGCTACTGGGGAACGCCGACGAACAAGGCCAACGACAGCGGTTTGGGATTCCTCGCCAAGAATGGCGTGCAGGCGGATACGAAACTCGATCCTCAGCCGACCACTCGCATCCACAAGTTGCAGGTTGTCCAGATGATCGACTGCGTAAGGGAGATTCGCCGTGCAAGTTGAAACTGCAATCGTGACGAACGGCTCCGGCTCCGGCTCCGGCTCCGGCTACGGCAACGGCTACGGCTACGGCGACGGCTACGGCTACGGCGACGGCTACGGCTCCGGCGACGGCGGAGGCTCCGGCGACGGCAACGGCTACGGCAACGGCTACGGCTACGGCGACGGCTACGGCTACGGCTACGGCTACGGCTACGGCGACGGCGACGGCTACGGCGGAGGTGGAAAATGACCACCCCTCCCCCGCCCACACCAGCGCACACGCCGGACATCGTGACGAGGCTGCGGGACAAGAAGAAGCACTGGACCGAGGTGCAACTTGAGGCCGCCGACACCAT